ACAGATTATGGTGAAGCAGTTGAAGAATCGATACAACGATCTGTCAGTAAACAAGCGATTCATCGTGGGTATTGACAGAGCAAAGATGAGGTTGTATGATTGCGAACAGTCTGCTCAGCATGATGTTCTTGACAGTGGGAACGATGAGGAGTATACTTATGATGAAAAACCTAAAAAATCATTTGAGGGATTCAAATTCTAATGAGCAAAATTGATTCTGAAAAGTACGTTGACTTTGTACGTCAGGTGACCAGTGCTCCCAGTCTTGACTACCCTGTTCTGTCTGCACGCTTCGCTGCTCTTGAAGCAAACGGTGCCAACGTTCCTCAACTGGCCACTGCTGCTATGGGACTCGGTGCTGAGGCAGGTGAGTTCACTGAGATTGTCAAGAAGATCTTCTTCCAGGGTAAACCCTATGATGAAGCAAACGTTGAGCACATGAAGATTGAACTTGGTGACTGTCTGTGGTATATTGCACAAGCATGTATGGCACTGGATGTTTCCTTTGATGAACTCATGGAGATGAACTTCAAAAAATTGACCAAGCGTTATCCTGAGGGTGCGTTTGATATCTATCGTTCTGAAAATCGTGCGGAGGGTGATCTCTGATGGATGCAGCAGTAGAAGCTTGGAATACAATGACATGGTTCGACGGGTTTCTTTTCACCGTCTGGATCTCTGCATTGTATGTTGGCAAACTTAAAATTGATCAACGGTTTGCTCGCAAAACAATCTATCGTGTGAAGATTGAAGATGAAGGATTTTAAAGTTCCATTCGCCATCGTATCTTTCCTATTGGTTCAGGGAGCAGGTGCAGTGTGGTGGGCATCACAAGTTGATGGACGAGTCCGAACTCTTGAAGCACAGAGTTTGAACATCGCTAGAGAAAACCGCAGGTACATTGAGCAAGTGATTCAACCATCCTACGGCATTAGCAGTGCTTGGAAAAATCAATACCACGATGAGTGGGTTCTAAAAGGAGGATGGAAATGATCAAAGTTGAAATGGAAGTTCGTCAAGCAGCCGCTGTTCGAGCAGCATTGTTTGAAGCAACAAAATCATTTACCTACGATCCAACTTGTGTTCCGTCACGAGTTACTAGTATTCGAGAGGTAATCGTTGAACTTGACAAGCAAATTGAGGAGAATCTAAAGGATGAAACCGATCAGTCTGAATGAGTACATTGATGCTGGTGAAGAGTTCTTCCCCAAGTATTACTATGTTCTGCGTGAACTTGGTGAAGATGCGAAACCAGCAGATGCTCTCAAGGTAATGGAATCTCTTGCTGCACTCGCCATGAAAAAGCGTGGTGAAAATAGTGCAGGACCTTGGGGATTCCTGAAAGAAAATCTAGAAGAAGTTTCCGAAGACTCCACTAAATAATTGGTGGGGTCTTTTTTCTTTCATGGCATTTGAACCGTCAGAGGGACTATACGCTGGTCTTTCATTTGTTTCTACGGCAGATCTTAACGCTGCAAAGAATGACACTGGCAAATTCAAAGAGTTGTATTTTGTTGCTCTTGAAAATTTGAAGAGTAATAAAGTATTGGATGCTGCGGGAAATGCAACTAAGAATGGGATGATTAATATCATTGATTTAGATACATCATCAAAAAAAGCAACAGACATTTACGGAGACCTCGCTGCTTCTATATCTGCTGTTCTTGGAACTCGTAATAAACTTAGAAAAGATAAGATACCATCAAAAGTTTATCTCACGGGTAATAGATGGCATCCAGACGTTGAGCCATTTAAATTAAAAGCGTTTGGGATGGCAGATTATAATTCTTCAGATGTTATCTTGAAATTAAATGGGAATGATTTTGTTGGAATTTCTCTTAAGAAAAAACCCAAAGCAAATGCACCTAGTCCTACGTTAATTAATAATGCATTCTCAGCTTACATTGACGGACCTTCTTTAGAAGGTGCTAGAAAAAAATTAAATGATCACAGAATTAAATTTTTTGCCGGTGTAATTAAAGAGGCCTGTGGTCCTGGTGGTCCGTTAGAAAGATTTGCTGTTGCTGGCAATAAAGAAATCTCCAAACTAAATCCCAACAATATTCAAGATGCAAAACAGTTGTGGGACATGAAAGTTATTAGATCTAAAGGCGGTGGAAAGACTCAAAAGATTCCTTTGATTAACTTGAAATCCGAATCTGAACTCGCAGATAGAAATGGTCTCATAAAAAGCACCGGCAGCGAACCCTCTCAAACTAGTTTTAGAGATTTTGTAAATCAAAAACTTCAAAGTAGAGGGACATTAAATCCCCTATATCAGGGATTTCTTAACATCATGAATGAACCAAGTGTTAAAAATACTCTTGCAGATGTTTTACTCACCAGAGTTTTAAAACTAGGATTGCTCGATGAATTAGATATTTGGAATCAATATGAATTTGGATTTTATCTAGCAGAGGGTGTTGGTACAGTTAATAAAGATTTGATTCCAAATGTAGGTAACGCTAATATATTGGATATTCACAGCATCATGATAGCTATGGCTAATCTTGCTAAACAAGATGCGAGGATAGAGTTGGATAAACAGAAAACATTTTCAAAAAATGCTGCCAAAGTATTTTTTACCTTATATAAAGGTGAGATGGCAATTCTTGAAATTGAATTGAGATACAAAGGTGACTTCGCTGCTTATCCACAATTTTTTGCAGGAATCACACCAGAGTTTAAATCTTTAATCAAGTCAGGTGACACTGGAATTTAATAAATAATACTACGGTAGAAAATAATATGAAATCCTTTACCCAATTTTTGTCAGAAGCACCCAAGATTTCTCGCGCCGTGGAGAAGGCGAAGAGACTTGGATTGGTTTCTGATGGCCATGGTAATTGGTATGATCGCGAAGGTAACTATCGTGGACGCACTGAAAAGGGAGATTTAGTTCTCACCAAAGGAAGAGGTCCTGGTAAGGAAGATGCGCCGTCAGCACAAAAAGCAAGGGCAACTCCCGAACCTACCACGCAAAAGCAAACACAAGTAAAAGGTGGACAGGTTGATCAAACCGCACCACCAGAAGAAGCAGGCGAAGAAGAATCAAAGGGCACACTCACAGTTGCATTCGGTAGATTTAATCCACCTACTATCGGACACGAAAAACTTCTCAACGCTGCTGGAAGTCAAGCAAAGGGTGGAGAATATAAGATTTACCCGTCTAGATCGCAAGACGCAAAGAAGAATCCCCTCTCACCGGATGAAAAGATCTCGTACATGAGACAGATGTATCCGAAGCATAGTGAGCGGATCGTAAATGACGGGGACATGAAAACAATTTTCGATGTTCTAAAGAGGGCAAATGAGGACGGATACGGTAGTGTCAACATCATGGTTGGTGCTGACAGAAAGTCAGAGTTTGAAAAGCTGGCAAACAAATACAACGGAGAACTCTATGACTTTGAGGAGATTAACGTTGTTTCAGCAGGGGAACGCGACCCCGATGCTGAAGGCGTCGAGGGAATGTCTGCATCTAAGATGAGAAAGGCAGCAGCGGAAGATGACTTTTCTTCTTTCCGCTCTGGTATTCCCAATGCGTTAGACGACAAGGCTGCTGAGCAACTCTTCAATACGCTGAAGCGTAGTATGAAGGTTGCCACCAAGGAACAGAGGACGTGGGAGATCGCACCTAAACTGGATGGTGATGGTCTCCGCGAGAACTTCTTTTTGAAACGAATCTTCAACCTTGGTGACCTGGTGGAGAACCTGAACACAGGTCTCCGTGGTCGCATCATTCGCCGTGGTGCTAATCATCTTATCTGTGTCACAGAGGATGAGATGATGTTCAAGTCTTGGATCCGTGATGTTGGAGAGGCATACACTGAGAAGAAGATGGAACGTCGCATGAGAGTTCCTGGCAAGCCCAATACTCTTGAGGGTACGGGTGGATATCTCAAGAATGCGATGGCAGCAACTGGTCTTGATCGGATCAAAAATTTCATAAATAAGTATAAAAAGTCTTGAGACAATGGGTTTTTACGAAACTAGAAAGGCTCTGGGTGAGCTGAATGCTCTCTATGAGAGCGGTGTGCTGTCTGAGAAAAAGAAAGACGACTCATATCTTGAGACTGACATGAAAAAGCGTCAGGCAAATAATGAGAAGGCGCGTAAAGATATGGAGAAGATGGGGACCAAAATGAAGAACCCCCACTTTGAGGAGACTCAAGTTGTTGAAAAACTTGACCCAGTGGGTCAGGAGGATGCTGACATTGATAACGACGGTGATACCGATAGCAGCGACAAGTATCTGCACAAGCGTCGTAAGGCAATCAGCAAAGCCATTAAGGCAAAGAAGAAGACTGTTAAAGAGCAGGAAGCAAAGATCGGTGGCGGTAACCTCAAGACTCTCGCTGCCAAGGCAACCAAGAGAATCGATGCTGACGTTGACGGTGACGTAGACACCCACGATCCCAAATCAAAAGAAATGGGTGAGTTCGTTCCTGGTCCTGATGGTAAGAAACTGAAACCCAAAGTTCAGAAAGAAGCATTTCATGACTGGAGAACTGATCTCCGCGAAATTATTTCCACTGATGATGAAGATCAGAAAGAAGTAAAAGAGAAGACTGTAAAGAACAAGGTCGTCATCGATCCTGAACTCAAACTTGAGAACTTCATGGGCGGTGAAGTTCTGGAACTCACTGAGTCTGAGACTTGCCCTGTCTGTGGATGTGATCCTTGTCAGTGCCTTGAGGGAAATCTTGAGTTTGATGAGATCATCGAAAGTGTCTATATCGAACTGATCGATGAAGGATATACTGCAGATGAAGTTGAGTACGGCATTGAGTCTGCCATCACTCTTGAAGAAGGTTACTATGATTCTGCTGTCGCAGCATCTAAAGCTGCAGCGAGAAAAAACAAAGGATCTTTGAAAGACAGAATCAAGTCTGCTGCTAAGACAGCAATCTCCAAGACTGCTCGTGCTGCCGGTAAGGTAGTAAGAGCAAAAGCAACTGCTCAAGCACTTCCTAGCAAAGCGAAAGCAAAAGGAAAGTCTTATCTGGATCGCATTAAAGCGGTTGCAAAGAAAGGTTACGAGTCTGGCAGAGGTCCTGTCGAGAAGAAGACTTCTTATAGAAATGTGGGTGCAGGTCGTAAAGAAAAGATTGGTGAAGATGTTCAGCAGATTGATGAGATCTCCGCAAACCTTGCTCTGACTGCCTCACAGAAAGCTGATGAGATGCGTCGTAAAGCGGCACTCGCTGGTGATAGAGAGACTGCTGCCAAGAAAGCACAACAAGCAACACGCATCTACAAAGGTGTAGGACCTCGTAGAGCAAAGGAGAGAATGGCAGAGGGTATTCGTGATGAAGATCCCAAAAAGGGAACAGAAGAGCGTAAGGCACGTCTTGAGAAAAAACGTGGTATGAAACTGGATGACCATCCTCAGTATAAGAAAGAAGAAGTAGAGCAGGTCGCTGAGGCAGATTCACTTGCAGCAATGCAAGCAAGAAGAGAAAAGCGTCTTGCTGCACAAAGAAAGCGTGAAGGCACCACCGCATCTGGAAGAGACTTTGGTCACGATTATTCCCTGTCTGCTGATCAACAAAAGAAGAGAAGAGATGCTGAGTTTAAAGCAGGAATGAAGAAAGAAGAAGTAGAAGCAGTTGATGAAGCGATGAGTTCTTATGATAGAAATCGTAAGAGAGCAGCACAAAGAGCAGCAGAAAGAAATGCTGCCC